ATTTAAACCTGACCCTATTAAGAATTTTGCCCTTCCGTAAGACCATGTGGTGGGTCTAGGGACACCAGAGGGACACCTACAGACCCACCTAAAATTGACCTATAACCATTGGTAAATAACAATAATAGTAAATAGACCCATGAGACCCACCTGTTAAGCCCACCTACATAAATGTGTTAATGACTCTGAAATATCTATATAATAGATTTTACAACTGCAAATACTGTGATATAAATACAACATAACTAATATCCTAGTTTCCCCTAGGATTGTTTACGTAAATCGTTATCTTTTAGTTATACCTTTCTGCCCCCTGTTCGGTAGCCTGAACAGGGGGTTTTTTATTGATTATTTATGCATATTATTACCCCCTTGTTAGCTATATACCCGCCTTTTTATTTTTTTCTACCGGTGTCCGGTGTTCTGTGATATAAGATACCTATGGGCAAACCTATTGAAAACCTCCCTCAGAGTATTTCAAGGATAGCCATTAAATCTAGGAGACCGCCATGAACCAAATAGATTATTTTAATTTAGGCACTCTCGCCATAATTCTTCTCTTACTATTAATTCACTTACTGTAATTTAAAATCAAAAGATAAGATTCTTTTCCTAAAATTGTTTTTATTAGGATGGGTATAATGTGTAATAAACTGTGGCACTACAACTATATCTCCCTCTACTGCTGATGGTTGGTAAATGATAGTTCTATCTTTATCACTATTCCAAGGCTGCATGTAACAGGTTACCGGTGACTTCTTATGCATGTCTAAATACAAAATACCACAGAAACCAGTAGATCCATGATTATGTGGTATATGATAATCACCTCTCTTATAAGTGGCTGTCCATGCATCATATAAATTTATATTAGATTTAAAATGATTAGATAAAGTTAAAAATTCTTTTTCAAATATTTTAGCTACTACATCAGCTAAACCCTGGTTGCCTCGATTACTTGTAAAATTTGGGTACTTTTTCTCCGGATAGGATTTAAGATGTTTTAATAAACTCTTTTTTTTATTCTTAAAATCTTCAGTTTTTAAACTAATAAATTCTAATTTAAATGGCGTGTTTATTTCCATGACTTATTTATAATCTTATTCTTAAGCTTTGTACACATCAAATTAAGTAGGCTCTTCACCACCGCATATATACCCAACTACCTGTTTACCCTTATATTCATGATAGTAAAGATTGCTAAACATTTTACGTTGTTTACGCTCAGTAACTTTAACATTATAATGATACCAAGAATCACAAGACATATGGATTTCAAAACTATCTAACTTTATTTCTCCAAAAGTGGTTAAATACATTAATGTAATTATAATGGGTTTCATTTACCAATTCCTGTAACAACTCTTACAATAGAAGTAATAGGATTAAATTTCTTTTTACCATGAGAACTACATCCCACAAGCACCACAACTACCACACATAAACACAAGATCCTCATTTAAAGTCCAATTTCTTTTTAATCATGTCTATCCTCTTCTTTACAGATCTTCTTTCTTCTTTCGAATCAGCAGCTCTATAATTAGCATATTCATTCTTATATTCTATCCAAAAAGTTTGTACTTCTGTAAATACTATAATCTTTTCAGCTAAACATTTCTTGTATCGGTTGTGCACCATGTCAGGATCTAAACCTGCATAATAACAAATATCTTCAAAATCTTTAGATTTATTTAAGAACCACTCATGTGCATCTTTTTTATAATAAGCTTCGTTTTTACCACCCAAGGTATACAAACAATCCTCAAAAGCTTGTATAATAATAGCTTGATAAAGTCTCTGATCAGCCACTTTTGGCTCTCTTACAAATTCAGCTGCAAGATTAGTGCCCATGATTTTTAACAAGTATGGAGAGCAAGTCACTATAAAATAACCTCATATGATGGGAGTTTAATGTATTCTGGTACTCCTCATGAAGATCATCCATGAGTCTAGTTTTAGCCATACCGTCCATCTCTTTTACAGATTTAAGGTTAAGGATAGGGAGCTCATCATCGTAAAACATTTGCATAGCCACCAGCAATGAAAAGACATGGATGTGGAAGCTGGCGACTATACATTTTTAACTAAGGACAAACCACGATTCTTTGCAATACGTTTGCGTCCTGTTCTCCAGTTATTCTCAACTTTATCTAAAAAGCCAAGGTTGCCATTCCCCATACCATAATCGTTTCCACAATATAATTGGAACATAACAGAGGTAATACTATCGTAAGTTCTCTTGTCCGGGCTAATCATAACTAGCTTATCAAGAGCTTCATCAAGTACCGAATCCAATGGTTTCTTAACCGCTGCCATAACAATCTCCTATTTAATTAATAAAAAATTGTGTCCGTTATTCTGTGATAATAAGAAGATTTGAAACCCCTTCTTTTCATAAGGTTGAGGAATACCCTATAAGCAATATAGACTTATAGGGCTAAGTTCAAGTATTATTTTTTTGCTTTTGTTAGCGATTTGCCTTCAGCAAGCAGTTTAGCTTTGAATGATTCGGGTGATACCCCATTCTTCTTGGCTAGTTTTTTTGCCTCGGAATCAACTAATTTGGCGATCATAGCACCAGGGCCTCTAAATCCTTGTTTGCCCATAGCTTTCACGATTGCGTAAGTATCTACATCAATCGCTACTGATTTCCATTTATTGATATCCATGCTTTATACTCCTTTTTATTGTTACACTTCGTGTTGTTTAGTCTGTCAAATTCACAAAGCAAATGCTCAGTCATAGCCCTAGCATTAGCAGATCTAGCTATTTTTCTATTCATAGCTTCGATTCGTTTATCAATCCAAGACTTATGCGATGATGGCATAGGCTAATAATCCGAATAGTATCACTAATATTTTAGGACTAATTAACAATATCGCTGTTAATATAGTTCTTGTAATTAAAGGTCCCATTATGCATTCTCCATAAATTCAAGGTTTCTTCGTTCTACCTCAATCTTTACAAGTTCTTTTGCAACAAACTCGTTGATTGGATAAGTTGGTGAACCTAGTATATCAAGCTGACAACCAGCTATTTTTTTAACTGCATCATCAAAATACATAGATCCTTGTTCTACAGGGTTGCCAGCTGCATCCAAAGTAACCATATCTTGTAAGATATTATCAACCTTTGATGCAAACTCTCTCCACTCTGTACAGTTTGATTTTAGTGTTGTGCTTTTCATTGTTTTTTCCCCATGTGTGGTGCTCTATCTAATGTTTGTTGTATGAAATCCATAATTTTATGAAAGTCAATACTTGCTTTGTGTTGTTCTAAATACTGATTAGCGTCTACTTTTTGGCCATCAACATAAAAAACAATTTTACCATCAGAGGTAAGCTCAACCAGGATAGCTTTTGTCTGTGCATCAATTTCATGCACCATGTCGTTATTGTCACTGACTAACTTTGGTTTGTAGTTCATGTTATACTCCTTTTAGTTATAAGTTTATTTAGCAATTCTTTATAAAAAAAGCAAGAATTAAATGGGATACTAATGAAATTTTTTATGTCAATCGCAGTGTGTTCTTTTTTAGATGCAACTTGCATGCCTTACGTGCAATATTCTACACCTTTTGATTCATGGAATACTTGTATGAATTATGCCTATAAAGAATCGATGCAAATTATTAGCGAAATAAACCCAGATGTTGTAGAACGAAACAGATTAGCCACTAAATTTACTTGCGAACAAGCTCATGGTGCCTAGGGGTTGTCAAGACTACTAAATATGGTATATAGTATCTTATGAAGCACTATTTTGTTCAGATACGATACAATGGTAAGTATTTTCATGGGACAATAAGTGCTGAAACTGACAGCGAGGCTTTAAAACTAGCTGAAAGAAAAATGAAAGCCGGGGAGCTTCAATGTCAAGATGAAGACTTCTACAATAAATCTAGAACCTTCATCACATATGAGGAGATAAAAAATGGCACTGCAGGAGTTAATATCAAAGAAACTTCAGTTGGAGTCTCAATGGGCAACGCAGGCGTTGTCTCAAAAGAGAGTAACACCTGATATGAAGTGGATCGATATTGAAATTAAAAGTCTTAAAAAGAGAATCAATGAACAAAGCGTTGTTGATGCTTCACAAGGACTTTTTGACATTACTAGCTAATAAAGCTACAACAGAATTGTTTTATGACAATTAAGAACGCAATCCTTGACGCTCTAGATAAAAAATACGATGCAGAAATTGCAGAGTCAGATGCCACGATAAAAATTTACTTAGAAAAATCTGTGGGCATAGGTGAACATCCTCAACACATACAAGAGATAGATAAACTCATTGGTAAGATCTGTCACAACAAAGAAAAAAAGGAAGAGTTAAAAAATTTTGAAGACAATTCCTGATATCATCACAGCAATAAAAAAATTTCTTATTAGACAATTAGATAAATACTACGCAATCATTGAGCATTGGTCATCAAAACTTAATTCATGGTCTTGGCAAAAACGTTGGAAGAATCGTAAAGATGGCACAGGTTACTCAGATTAAACCATCACGTCTTAGTTCTTCCGGTGGCCGTTGTGGGCTACACATTGGGCAGTCTACTCTTGTAGTGTTTCCTTCACTTGTATCTTTATAAACGTAAATTACTCTAGTATCTCTACATCTCATGCAAGCAGTGTTTCTATCATCTACTGGCACGTATTTTTTTGTAGTTCCTTTTTTTATTGTTTCTATTTGCTTGTAAAATTCTTCAGCGTCTTTATCCGTCATTATCATGTGTTTCTCCCCAACTTGCTCCCTTTGCTACATCAACTTTAAATGGCACTCTTAAATTTTCTATCGAGTTTTCCATCTCTTTTTTTATTTTAATTATATCATCATCGCCATAAATACTGAAACATAATTCATCATGTATTTGTAACATCGGCATAAACCCTGCGTTGTAACAATCAATCATAGCTTGTTTAGCTTGATCAGCTGCTGATCCTTGTATTAGTCTATTTAGTGCTTTGTAAGTAAATGCACGCCGTATGTTGTTACCATAATTAGCTTTGGCTTCATTATAATTCATAGCTTGATTCATACCAAAAGTCATTGGCTCCCATTTATCAAATCTACACTTTCTACCTTTTATAGTTCTAATAAAACCAAACTTACTAGCTGACTGAGTTACAGCTTCAGCTAATTTTTTTACAAATGGAACTCTGCTATTATATTGGTTAAGAAGTATTTCTGCTTTGTCTTTTGAAATACCTAATTCTTTAGATAACTTATTTTTACCCATACCGTAAAACAAACCTAAATTAATTGTTTTTGCTTGTGTTCTAGATATCTGTGCCATGTCGGCTACGATCTGATGAAAGTCGGCTGATTCATCCTGGTAGGCTTGAATAAACTCATCAGATCCATCTAATTTTTGTCCGATGGCCGATGAATAGTGTGCTACTAATCTTGGCTCTTGCTGTGAATAATCAAAAGAACCCCACTGTTTACCTTCTTCAGGTAAAAACAAAGATCTTATTTTATTACCAAATTCTTTATTACGAGCTGGAATCTGTTGTAAGTTTGGATTAGCATAAGATAATCTACCTGAGACAGTACCACCTTGATCAGATCTTAATTGATTTATTTCTGCGTGTATTCTACCCTTGTGCACATATCTTTGTATAGAATCTATGAATGTTGAATGAAATTTATTAATTTCTCTAGCTTCTTTTACTAATTTAGCTACAGGATGTTCACAGTTTGCCAACCAATTAGTTGTAAACGATGGCTCACCTGATTTCTGTGTTCTTGGATAATCCACTCCTATTCTATCAAACACTTTGGCCACACTTCTTGCAGCCCAAATATCTACACTTAATGTAGTTTCTTTTTTTATTTTAGATAGTAATAAAGATTCTTTTTGTTTAAATTCTTTTTTTAATTGTGATGCTTTTTCTTCATCAACCCTAATACCTGTAGCCCTCATCTTATGTAAAATAGGCAATAGTTGCATTTCCATTTCCCATACATCATTTAATGATTGTTGTTGTATCTCTGCTTTAAATCTTTGCCATAACCGTAAAGTTAATCCAGCGTCTTGCTCAGCATAGAAACCTACGTAGCCAGCTGGCATTCTCCAAAGATCTTGTTTAGGATCTATGCCCCATTCTTTTGCTTTTTCATTTAAAAATGTTTCGTTTTTTATTTCGCCTAAATAATCTTTAGCACAGGCATTGAGCGAAAAGCTCCATCTGTTTTCATCAATAAGAGCTGCAGCTATCATAGTATCTACTATAGGTCCATTGACTTCAAAATTATTGAACTTCAACCAACCTAAATCGTATGCAGCATTATGAAATATCTTTGTGCTAGGTTGTTTTAATAGATCTTGCATCCATGCAACAGTGATATCTAAATCCATATTACCACCGGCGTCATGTGCTATTGGAAAATAATATTGTTTACCAAGTGCAGCTACAGCAAAACCTACAATGTGTCCTTTACCGTAAGCCCAACCAGCACCTAATTTTTTTAAATCAGGGTCTTTTGTTTCTAAATCTATAGCTACCTCATCCGCAGCTCTTAGGTCAGGATACTCTGAGGGGCAAACCCAATCAGAGTCTGTATAAATAAAATTTAATTGATGGCTCATACTTCTTCCTTATTCCATGCGTAAAGTAATAGAAACACACAAAAAAATATAAGAAACACAAATGATATTGATAAAAAAATCATTTCTTTTTCTTATGTCTCCCCATGTACCAATCACCCGGCTCATAGTTCCAACGTTTACCATGATGACCACGGATATCTGCATACCACATTCTTATTCTAACTATTAGTCTTTTTAACATCATACTTTGTAAAATTTATTGTAGCCTCCTCTGCTTCATGTTTTGGTAAATTACGATTAACAAAAATGTAATCAATGTATAAACATCTAACATTAAATAATGCTTGTGCAATATCAAACGGATAAAAACCAATAGATTTTAAATTACCTAATAAATTATACATACTTGGTGAACCAATGTTATATTGAAAAACAGGCACTTCAATTTGTAGCCATTTAGCATTTAAAACAGTCATCATTCCACCTTTGATTACCTCTACCTCTGCACCTTGCACGTCCATTTTTATCAAATCAAACTTTTCATCTTGCACAATGGTATCTAATAATTGTGTCTTTACTGTTGTTTTATCAAAAGGAACGTTAGATTTTTCTTTGTAAAAACCATTACCAGTTTGTTGAAAAGGATCTTTACAAACGTAAAAGTCTTTTTCAGTTACTTCATCACTTAAATAAACATTGTGAACTTTTCCTAAACTTCTTAATCTCTCATTATGTAATTTGTTTGGTTCTATTAATGTAAACTTTGCATCAGGATTAAAACTTTTTACATGACTTGACCAATCGCCAGCAGCAGCTCCAATGTCTAATACATTTTTAAATTTTATGTTAAAACGTTCTTTTGCACGTTCAAAAAATTTTGCATCAACTTTTGCCATAATCTCTTTCTATAATCATATCAATACAGTGTTTAGCTTTTAACAAATCCTTTTTACCACCCTTTAATTTGTGTCTCGTAATATATTTTATGGCTTCGCCTTCTGGCCACGGCAAATTATTTTTTATTGAGTATTGTGCTGGCTGAATGGTAAATGATTGATAATGTGAACCACCTTCTTGTTTTTTAAAAACCGACATAATTACTTTTATACAATTTATAATATTTACTCAACGGAAAATTATACTTATGGAAAGTTCCTAACAAATGCAGGGTATTGATTGCTCTAGTTACCCCTGTATACCAAACTCTTAATTCTTGTATTTTATCTAACAATGATTTTCTCTCGTAATGAGATGGGAAGTTACATTTTGAGGATAGTATTACGTTATCTGCTTCTCCTCCTTTTACTTGGTGAATAGTGTCAATTAAAATAGGGGCTCTTTCATCTAAATTAACCTCTGATTCGATTAGTTTCATAAAATATCTTTTTTCAGAATCTTTAAATTTTCTTTTAAACGCATCTTGCCAAGTTCCTTTTTGTTCAACCATGCCACCACGCAGATGTAGCTCATCATAATTAAAAAGTTGATTCGGGTGAGCAAAGCTCCACTTCTTGCTGTCCGCTGACCGGTAGCCATGATCTATGTTTAAAAGATAGTTGTACATAATACAGGCATCTTCTCTAGTTATTGCACCTCCATTACAAATCTTTTCCCAATCTTGTATAGCTTTCCACTGATTCATGTCATAAGATTTATTACCCTTCATATCCTGAAAGTATAAACCCATACCTTTTGCTTCTTCTTGTAATTCTTTTTTTACATCGTTAATTCTAGCAAGCACCATCCAATTACCATTGTTTTCAAAAGGCACTTTACGTAAAGAACTCCATCTATAAATCTCTCCGTCTTTGTCATTAGATTCAAACTCTTTTTCTACTCTGTGTCCTTCCATTCCGTTTAATAAACACTTAGCAAAAAAATGTACTTTTTTATTTAACCTTCTAGATTTATTTAAAATTTTAGATTTACCAGGGAATGTTTGAAAGTATGATACATCTGCACCGTTCCATTCATAGATTGCTTGGTCATCATCACCTGCAAGATAAACCTTATCTGCATTCAAAGCTAATTTAACAACCATATCCCACTGCAGAGGTGTAAGGTCTTGAGCTTCATCTACCATCAATACTTTAAAATTTATAGCCAATCCAGAAGTAATGAACTTCTGAACCATATCAGTAAAATCTAAACGATCGTTTTTGTATTGACCTGGCTCTACCTCAAATGTTTTATATCTTTCGTAATTATGTATGATGGATTTAAATTGTTGTAATCTTACTTTCTTCCTAGGTTCTTTTTTATATAAAGATATAGGATCTATCTTCATATTTCTTGCTTTATCGTATATCTGTAAGGACCAATTATTGTAAACATTTTGATCATCCCAGTTAGGCTTATAGTTTATTTTAATTGTGCCATACTCTGTATGAAACTGTAGCATATCAACTCTAGGATCTAACACTGGTATTTCTGCAAACTGTTGTCTAGCTAAACTATGGAGTGTTCTAAAATATTTAAAATCATCTTCATCATAGCCTTTAAATTCTTTTCTTACTCTGTCCAAACACTCTTGGACAGCTTTGTTAGTAAATGAGATGTAACAAATCTCATCGGGTAAAACACCTCGTCTTAAAAATCTTTTTGCTCTTTGTAACAATCTATGAGTCTTTCCGGTGCCCGGTGGCCCAAAAAACTTAATTGTCTTCCCATGGAGTTTTCTTTTTATTGAATTTGACATTTTTGTTTTTATGCTCTGTTTGTTTTGGTAACGTTGAGACCCAGTGCCTCGTATTGTTACCTTGAAATTTTTTACTTTGGCCACAATCGTTTTCCTTCAAATACATAGTACAATCTTTTTCAGACCAATTATAGCCTTGTTTTTTCATAAACTGCCTAAACGTATCTAATTTGAATCTCATCTCCGAGTCATCATGCCATATATTTTCATGGTCTATTTGATCAAATTCATCAGCAACATTTGTATCTTCAAGAAACTTTACCATTCGAATATTAAATATTTCTTCACGTTCATCTTCACGATCTACATCTTCCATATCTTTTTTATTCGTCACTAAGTCTTCTAACCAATCTCTATATGGGTCGGGATCTCTTTTACTAGGTTTTAATGGTCTCCATATTATATCGTGAGCTAATAATTTTTCACCAAGAAGCTGTTGCTGATAAAGCTGCTTAGTTTCTAATCGAACCATTTTGCCTTGTATAGGTAATAACCAATAAGGATCTGGGTATGTATTAACTTTGATTAACTTACCAACTTCAGGCATCGCTTCATTAATACCTATGCCAAATTTTCTTTTTGCACATTGCCTAGAACCATTACAAAATGATCTAGCTATGGATGTTCCACATTTATAACTGTAATCGTGTTTACCGACTTGTTCCATAACTTTATTTAATTCTTTAGGATTCAAAGGTGGCACGCATATTTTTTTATTCAAATCTCTAATCATTTCTTCATAATAATCCTTATCAGGATTTATTTTCTTAGCCAATATTCCTACATTAAACATAGCATCGTTACGACCCTCACCCTCCTGCACTTGGTTCTTCACGAATTTATTTACGCAGTTAGGCCATTCTTTGTTTTCATCATCATTAGATGTTTTTAAATCGTAGAAATGTTCCTTTGTAATAATAAATTTTTTTGCATAAGTTAAATAATCTGCATATTTTAAACTGTTTCCATCATCATCCATTGCACAACGTGTAGGAAACTTTGCATTTTGATATGGTAAATTTACAAATTGCCCCAACTGTTTTTTCTCCCAATCGGGATCTGATAAATCTACTTTGTCTTGTGCTGGAAATATATCAGTTGTTTTATCATTTACACCAAGATCTGATGCAATCATAATTAATTTCTTTCTCATGTCTTTGGCAGGAACTTTATGTGATAAATGTAAAATTAAATGTAATCCGTTTGATTTAGATCTATAGGGTATGAATGGATATTTTCTATCTCTTATTAATTTAATAAACTGTTTGTGATTAATATTATATCTATCAACGTCGATGACACCCCAACTACAAGTGCTGTCATCACGTATTGGAATAATACCGGTGTAACTTTTACCTTCAAGGTGATCTAACCATTCCTTATCAGTAATGTTAGTTTTTTCTGTCCAATGTTTATATTCTTCTTTACCCCTTGAGTTTTTTTGACCCAAAGGTTTGGACTTACCATAATAACTATCAGTTCCCTGGAACAGCTTTTTAAACTGTTCCAAGGTTTCTTTAAACTCCATAATTAAAATGGTGTTTTTGCCTGTTGCTCTTCGTTGCTGTGTTTAACTTTGACAGTGCCTCCCATGACAGATTGTCTAAACTTAGCTGCTCTTTCAACTAAACTTTGACTCTCGCATGTTCCCTCTGAAGTTATTTCCCAGCCATACCATGAACCTAAATTATTTTTCTCAAGAACAGTTTTTAATCTGTACAGTTGAGTAAATGGTGCAGGTCTAAAAAAACCTTTGCCATCTTTTTTAGGCACTTGCATTAAATTCATCATAGAGTTCCACTTCTTAGATTTTTTTCTTTGAGTAGATTTCATTGTGATTAATGCTTCTGATGCCATTGCATCCTCGCAAATGACAACATAGTGAGACGCAGTCTCTTCAATATAATGTCCGTTGGACAATCTATCTTTACCGTCATCTCCTCTATTTGTTTTACTCATGATATCACTATCAGCTGAATAAACATTTCGTGGTGCAGTGCTACCCTCTTGGCCTCTATCTGCCCATTCAATATATTCAAACTTATAGAATGCAGGTATCACTTGTATACCTTTTACGCCATCATACAATTTATCTGTAACTGTATTGATGATCATTCCTGGTCTTGCTTCTGCCATAAACTTTGGATCACCTTGTGTCACTTGTGGTGAAAGTTGTGACAATATTTTTAAGAACGGTAATTGTAGACTTTTACTATCAATGTTATCGAAACCTTGATCTGCAAATTTTTCTATGTCCACTGTTGCCAAAGCGGTGTTCGGTTTTACCGTAATTTTGTTCTTTACTGACATGTTACTCCTTCGTTGTTAGTTTTGCTTTATTAGCGATATAGACACCAAATAAATCAAACGGGAGCTCCTTACCTTTTTCTACTTGCTCTCTTACAAAAGCCTTTAACGTCATTGGCTCAACCTTTTCTTTCTTTGTGTATCTAAAATTATTTTCTTCACACACAGAAATAAGTTTTGCGACCAAATTATCTTGACCTTTATTAAAAGATGCAGTGACTTGATTCTTTATTAAATCCTCAAAGCCACCATCTCTTAACCAAGAGAAAGCTTCTTGAGTTCTAGACTCCGGTATTCTTGCAGCATAAAAAGGTTTTACTTCTACTTTGCTACCATCCGATAGAACAAGTGCGTTGACCCCTGCTTCTTGCATAAGCTCAGGCACTTTTCTTTCAACATAGTCTCTAAGTCTTTTTTTCTTTTTAGCTAATTGCTCTTCGTCTAGTTCGATTTGAGCTTCTAATTTTTTCATTTCATTACATGCATCTGTAATAGATTTTACAGACGACTGCTGAACTTCTAAATTAGAAAACTTTTCGATATCCATATCTTGATTCAGACAATACTTTTTATTATTGAAAAGGCAAGTATAAAATTATATAAGATATTAGATGTGGAAATACCCGTATAAAACTCCTCCCTATGAACATCAAAGGGAGGCATTAAACTTATCTGCGAATCAAATGAATTATGCCTATTTCATGGAAATGGGAACTGGTAAAACAAAAACTACCATTGATAATATAGGATATTTAAACCTTAAAAAACAATTAAAAGCTGCATTAATTATAGCACCTAAATCTGTATATTCTGTTTGGAAAAAGGAATTAAACGTACATCTACCTAGTATGATTAAATATTCATGTCATTTGTGGAAACAAACAACTAAAAAAGAACTCAAAATATTTGATAAATTTGATGGTTTAAAGTTTTTTATGATTAATGTTGAGGCTTTATCTACTAAAAATGGTTTAAAAGCGTGTGAAGAATTTTTAAGGAATCATCCAAATAACATTACAGTAATTGATGAATCGACAACAATAAAAAACCCAAAAGCAAAACGAACAAAGAACATTTTACGATTAAGATACCTAGCG